AGAGTATCAGAACCTTTTGATGTGTTCTATGAGAGGTAGAGCAGGTCAGATTGTGGGTCAGGGATTCTCTGGTAAGAAGACACAACTTGGTGTCAAGATGTCCAAGACTGTAAAAAAGGTTGGTTCTCTCAACCTAAAGACAATGATTGAGGAGAACAAACTCCTTATCTGTGACTATGATACAATTTCAGAACTGACAACCTTTGTATCTAAGCACAACTCCTTTGAGGCAGAAGAGGGATGTAATGATGACCTTGCAATGTGTCTGGTTATCTATGCCTGGATGGTTGCTCAAGACTATTTCAAAGAATTAACTGACCAGGATGTCAGAAAGAGATTGTATGAGGAGCAGAAGAATCAGATTGAGCAGGACATGGCACCATTTGGTTTTATGTCTGATGGATTAGATACAGATAGTTTTGTAGATACTGATGGTGATAGATGGTACACCAAGAGTAATGAATTTGATGAATATGGAAGCACTGCTGGTGGTTGGGAACTATGGACTAGTTACTGATGGATTTAGACAGACAAATAAAACTTAACCACTTATTTTTAAATGACAGAAGGTGTAGAGTTTGTGGAGAGGTCAAAAATCTTATAGATGGATTCTATAGAACAAGAAAGGACAGGGGACCAGTTGCTTCATCATATTCTTATGAGTGCAAAAGTTGCTCTATAGAAAGAATAACAGTAAGTAGAATGACAAACACTGTATTTGGTAGATGGGAATATCCTGACTGGTAAATTGTTCGCTTCTTGTTTCCCCATTGAAAAACATCAAATCCATAAATATTTTCAGATAAACTGAGAAATCTTTTAAGGAGAAAAACATGGCGACTCCTCAATTATCTCCAGGCGTATTGGTCAGGGAGGTTGACTTAACGGTAGGGAGAGCTGAAAATGTTGTAGACAACATTGGAGCTATTGCTGGACCTTTTGAAATTGGACCTGTTGATGAAGTCATTCAAATCAATACTCAACAACAATATTTGAATACCTTCGGTCAACCATTTTCTACAGACAGACAATACGAATATTGGATGAATGGTGAATCTTTCCTTTCGTATGGGGGAGTTCTTAAGGTAGTTAGAACTGATGGCACTGATCTTAAAAATGGAAATGCTGGTGTTGGAATAGGTTCAACCACCACTCTGAAAATCAAGAATTATGAGGACTATCAGTCAAATCATAGTTCAGCAACAAGTTTTACCTATGCTGCTAAAAACCCTGGCAGATGGTCAAATGGTCTGAAAGTTTGCTATATTGACAATATTGCCGACCAAACCATTGGAATCTCAACAACTAGCTTGGCAGGAGTTGGTGCTACAGTTGGATATGCTGTAACAACAGCACTCTCCAGTGTTGTTATTCCTGGTGCAGGAACAACTTCAACCTTTGATGGTTATCTGAAGGGAATCATCACTGGAGTCACAACTGATTCCACTGGTGGAAATAGCACAATTGATGTTAAGATTACAGCAAGAGTTTCTACAGCTGGAACTGCATATCCTATCACATATGCACAAAGCGATCCAGGAAGATCGTTTGAAGCATCTGATACCATTAGCTTTGGTGCATCAGGAGCAGAAGGAAGTGAAACTGCAGCTACAGTTGTTGACTGGTATGACCAACAAACTTTAGGTCTTGACAATGCAACTCTATATTGGAAAAATGTTGCATCAAGACCTGTAACAAGCAACTATACTTCTTCTAGATCTGGTCTTAATGACACACTTCATGTTGTAATTGTTGATGATAAAGGAGAACTGTCTGGAACTCAAGGTACTATTATTGAGAGACACACATTCCTTTCCAAGGCACTTGATGCTACTGCAGATGCAGATTCTCCAACCAAGACATATTATAAGAACTATCTTGCAGAAAATTCAAATTATGTTTATGCAGGATATAATCCTTCACAGGCTGAAGATGCTCATTGGAATACTATCCCAACAGCTACTGGTTTTACAGCACTGGATGGAAATACAGCACTTTCAATTGGTCAAGGTCTCTGGGGTCAAAATGCTCAAGGAGTAACCTTCAGCTCACTTGGAAATGTAACTTACAGTTTTGGTGCTGGTGAAAACTATTCAACCTCTGGTGGGTATGCAGCAACTCTTGGAGCACTTCAAACATCCTACAATCTCTTTGAGAACAAGGATGAGCAATCAGTTGACTTCCTGTTAATGGGTCCAGGTTTAGATTCTGAATCAGAATCACAGGCAAAAGCAAATCTTCTGATTTCAATTGCAGAGCAAAGAAAGGATTGTATTGCTACAATTTCACCACATAGAGCAAATGTTGTTGATGTATCAAATACAACAACTCAAACCAACAATGTTTTGAGATTCTTTGCACCACTGACTAGTTCTTCTTATGCTGTATTCGACAGTGGATACAAGTACACCTTTGATAGATTCAACAATGAGTTCAGATACATCCCTTGCAATGGTGACATTGCTGGTTTGATGGTCAGAACTGGAATCTCTGCATATCCATGGTTCTCACCAGCTGGAACACAGAGAGGTGTTTTGAATAATGCAGTTAAACTTGCATATAATCCAACTAAGGCACAAAGAGACCTGCTGTATGGTGAGAGAATTAACTCCATCATTACACAAAGAGGTGCAGGAATTGTTCTCTATGGAGACAAGACTGCTCTTGGTTATGCATCTGCCTTTGATAGAATTAATGTTAGAAGACTGTTCCTTACAGTTGAGCAAGCACTTGAAGGTGCAGCAAATGCACAACTGTTTGAACTCAATGATAGCAACACAAGATCAAACTTTGTTAATATTGTTGAACCATATCTTCGTGATGTTCAAGCAAAGAGAGGTGTCTATGATTTCTTAGTCATTTGTGATGAAACAAATAATACTCCTGATGTGATTGATAATAATGAATTCAGAGCTGATATTTACTTGAAGCCAACCAAATCTATCAATTTTGTCACTCTGACCTTCGTTGCAACCAGAACTGGCGTTGCATTTGAAGAAGTTGTTGGAACTGTTTGATTATTATAGATACCAATAGGAGGATTTAACAATGGCAGAGACTAAAACCCTTTCACAATTTAAGTCAAAACTGGCGGGTGGTGGTGCCCGCCCCAATCTATTTGAAGTAACCATCCCCTCATTCCCATCATCAATTTCTGATGCTTGGGGTGGTGGAGATGATGCAGAAAATGGAACCTTTAAGTTCTTGTGTGAAGCAGCTGCATTACCTGCATCAAACATTGGAGATGTGACAGTTCCCTTTAGAGGAAGAACTCTTCATGTTGCTGGAGACAGAACCTTTGATCCATGGACTGTTACAATCATCAATGATGAGGACTTTAAACTCAGAACAGCATTTGAGAGATGGGCAAACACTTTGAGCAAGTTGGATGATGCAACTGGCGTATCCAACCCAACTTCATACATGACAGATGCTTATGTCCAGCAACTTGGAAGAGGTGCAACCAGATTTGCAGAAACCAACTCTGGTGGCCAATCAGCAGTTCTGAGAACTTACAAGTTCTATGATATTTTCCCAACAATAGTTTCTGAGATTGCATTAAGCTATGCAACAACTGATGACATTGAAAGATTTGATGTAACTTTCCAAGTTCAGTACTTTACTGTTGGCAATGCAATTGAATCTAACACATCTAATGGAGGTGAAGTATTGATTCAGTGATAAATAACTAGAACAGAAGTTTCTAGTATAATTTGAAATGGCGAGATTATTTGGATTCTCAATTGAAGATTCAGAAAGAACCCCGCCTGGCGTAGTATCCCCAGTTCCACCTAACAATGCAGATGGAAATGACCACTACGTCAGTTCGGGGTTCTTTGGTTCGTATGTGGACATTGAAGGTGTCTACAGAAATGAGAGTGACCTGATTAGAAGGTATCGCACAATGGCACTCTATCCAGAATGTGATAGTGCAATTGAAGATATCGTAAATGAAGCAATCGTTGCAGATACTAATGACAGTCCTGTAGAAATCGAACTGTCAAACTTAAATGCAAGTGACAATATCAAAAAGAAGATCAGAGAAGAGTTTAAGTATATCTTAGAACTTCTTGATTTTGACAAGAAGGCACACGAAATCTTTAGAAACTGGTATATCGACGGCAGTCTTTATTACAATAAAGTCATCGACCAAAAGAATCCACACGAAGGGATTCAAGAGTTGAGATATATTGACGCTGCCAAGATGCGTTATGTTCGCCAAATGAAGAAAGTTGGCAAAGATAGCATTAGACAAGTATCAAGAAATTTTGAAAAAGAAGATCCATCAACCTATCAGTTCCCAGAGATTGAAGAGTATTTCATCTATAATCCTGGCACTGCAGCTTCTGGTGGTAACTCGAATCCTTATGGTGCCACAAAGGGCATTAAAATGACCCGTGATTCTGTCACCTATTGCACCTCTGGTCTGGTAGATAGAAACAAGGGGTCAACTTTGTCCTGGTTGCACAAGGCAATCAAACCACTCAATCAGTTGATGATGATTGAGGATTCACTTGTTATCTATCGTCTTTCTAGAGCACCAGAAAGAAGAATCTTCTACATTGACGTTGGTAATCTGCCAAAGATTAAGGCAGAACAATATCTGCGCGATGTTATGATGCGTTATAGAAACAAGTTGGTCTATGATGCAAACACTGGTGAAATCAGAGATGACAAGAAGTTCATGTCAATGATGGAAGACTTCTGGCTTCCAAGAAGAGAAGGTGGTAGAGGGACTGAAATCACAACTCTGCCTGGTGGTCAAAATCTTGGTGAAATCACTGACATCAATTACTTCCAGAAAAAACTCTATAGAGCACTGAACGTTCCCGAGACAAGAATCGAAGGCGAAGGTAGCGGTCTTCAGTTGGGTCGTTCTTCTGAAATCTTGAGAGATGAAATCAAGTTCTCCAAGTTTGTTGGAAGAATGAGAAAGAGATTCTCTTCAATGTTTAATGACATGTTGAGAACTCAACTGCTTCTCAAAAATATTGTCACTCCTGAAGACTGGGAGTATATGGCAGATCATATTCAATATGACTTCCTGTATGACAACCACTTTGCTGAAATCAAAGACGCAGAACTTCTTGAAGGTAGATTGAATCTTGTAGCACAAGCAGAA